TAATTGATGCTGTTTTTTCTGTGAAGTCTAATGTAGCTTCAGCAGTTGTTGCCTCTTCAGCTGCTTCTGCAGCAGCATTTGTGAATGTAGTTTCTTCCATATATGCAAAGGAATTTTGGTCAGTTTCGATTTGGTCAAAAAGACCAATCACTGCGTCTGGGTCTCTAAGAGCGGACTCTAAGATTCCCGGTTGTCTTAACACTTCTGGAGGGAAGTTCTGAGATAAACCTGCACCTAATGTAGCTTTATAGCCCATTGGTGAGAACTTAACTGTTGAGTCAAGACCTTTACTTCCGGATTCTTGATATCCTTTGTAAGCATCAGTGTTAACAAATGATTCACCAATTGTTTTAGGTGCACTATCTGTTTCTTCAGCTGCAAAGACTGCTTCTTCCATAGCTTTTTCGTTTTTAGCTTTGGCTTTTGCTGTATTTGCTTGGTCTACTAACTCAGCAAGCTCAGTATTAAGTCCATTGATAGCATTTTTTTGCTCAGCGGAATACTTACCGTCTTCTGCTGGATTATCAAAGACTTCTTTTAACTCAGCCCTCTTTTTTTGAAGTGTTTCGTTATAATTTGACATTATAAAATTCTCCAAATAAATTGCTTATACTTCTTCGTCGTCTAATTCGAGTAAAGTGGCCTCTGTGAGCGTTTGCTGTGCTTCAGTAAATAATGCTTCAAATTCTTCGTCAACTACTTCTAGTTCAACGTCTTCTTCATCATCTTCTTCAGCGTTTTCTACAATTTCTTCTGAAACTTCGATTTCAACTTCTGTTTCAGCTTCTTCTGATGTTTCTTCTGAAACCTCTTCTGAAACTTCATCAGATATAGCTTCTTCTGTAACTTCCTCAGTTGCAACTTCTTCAACAGCAGTTTCAACTTCAGCGTCAGCTTCAGCATCTGGAATTTCTATATTTTCATCGATAATTGTATCAATTTCGTTCCACGCATCATTAAGGTCATCTTGTACTGCTCTTAGAGCAGAACTAGCTTTCACCGATAATGTCCTTCCATCTTTTTCGCGCAATATAGCGATTGCTTTTGCACGTACTATAAGGCTATCCAATGCAGCAAGCACATCCTTCACCTCTTCTGAAAAAGTTACTCCTTGCAAGCTGGAATTTTCTTCTTCTGAAACTTTTATGTCTTCCTCAGATGATTTTTCGCCTTCTTTAGCGCACTTACCTGTCTCGCCATAATCGCAAGACTTTTCTTTTTTATCATCTTCAGATAAATCTTTTTCTTGTTTAGCAATTGTATCTTCATAAACTTCGTGAGAAGAACAAGGCATAAATACTTCTTTGCCATCGACTTCGTGAGTATGAAATCCTGCACAACCTAATTGTTCTGCTCTTTTTTTAGCATCTTCTTCATTATCAAAGATGTCTTCATCATTGGCTGCTTTTTCGTTTGAGTTTGATTCGTAAATTGAATCTTCTCCAGATTTAATTGCTAATGTGTAGGTTTCTCTATTTGCACCAACTAGTACTGGTGAAACTTCAAACACTTCTAATTCTTTAAGATATCTAACATCAACTTCGTCTTGTCCATCTTTAGCAAATGGTGCTACTTCATAATCATTGATTCTAAAACCAAAAGACCATTCTTGTAAATCGCCCATTTCTTTTGCAAGATTGTATGCTTCTTTACCGGCTTCAGTGCCCATAAAAAATGTACCTTTAAATGTAGCTTTGTTGTCGTCTGTTTCAATTGTACCTTTTCCAATTGGTTGGTCCCATTTGTGTGCGAAAACCATTGGAACTTGATTGTCTTTAAAACCGGATTTAATTGCTCCGGGAACTACAACATCGCCGTCTGTGTCTAGTGTGTTGTAAACAGAGAAAACTGCCTCAACTTGTCCTTTTTCTTCATCTATTGTTTTAAACTCAATAGACTTATTAAATTTATCTTTCATCTACCTACTCTTATACCTTTCGATACTATTAACTATTTTAACTTGTCAAATCGTCCTTGTGAGACAAGATTTCGTTAGCCTTTTTTTTACGAGCATCTTCTTTCTTTTTTTGCTCATTAACTATTTTCTTCATAGTACTAACTCCAGACTTAGTCACACCGCCCCATTTCATAACTGCGATTATTCCGTTTAGTCTAGTATTTCCTTGATGACGAGCCATAAAGCTTTCTCTTCTTTTAACCCAAGATAAAACAGAAGTACTTCTGTCTCCAGCTTTATATTTCGTCCAGTTTCTGTAGGCATCATTTCCAGTAAACGAAGTAGGAGGATTACCACCGGTACCCGCTCTTCTCCAAATGCTTGGATAATTTTCTTTCAAATTATCTACATATCTTTTATCTGGAAACTGTTTGAACTTAGAGTTGCTTAAGCTAAGTTTTTGATTATCACCGGAAGAAGGAAAGTTAGTTGGTTTATCTTTTTTAGCTTTAGCTTCTTTTCTAAAATCTTTAATCTTTGATAGTTTACCAAAAGGCATTGTAACTTTTCTATCTGTTTTCTTATGGTCACCATTTTCCATAATTGCCCAAACAGACATAGTTGCTTCTTTCTTTTCACTATTTATAGAAGTAACTACACCGTGAACTGTTGATGGTGGGTCTGGGTCTTTATTAATTGACCAAGAAACTGTATCTCCAACTTTAACTGAAGATGCTTTTGACTTCTTTGGTTTTTTCTTTTGAGGATGTCCTGCAGGTAATAAATCTAAATCAAATGGTTTTCTTGGAAAAGAACCTTTAAGGCCTTTTAACCAAGCATTGACACGGGCTAATCCCCACTGAGTAGCTGATGCGACATTGCCTCGAACTGAAGCTGGGTTTGTTCTATAAGCTCCAACACCTCGTCTGAATATAGTTGCCAATTTTCCATAAGTGACTTTATATTTTGAACTTCCTGCATTGTGGTCTTTAACTTTCTTTTGTAATGCTTTTTTAACTTTAGCAGAAATAGCTGCTTTTTCTTCTTCAGCAGATAGTTCTATATTATTTTGTTCAGAAGCTTTAAATTCCATACTTGTATCAATTATAACAGACTTCCTTTTGCCTATTCTTCTTTTGCTTCTTCTAACCTCTGGTTGAAATCTAGTAGTATTCAAAGTTGCCTTTTCATCGTCATCTTCTTCTGATGACTGCTGTGCCACAGGGGCGGGCTCCTCTTCAATAGAGTTCATAATCCCAGTCTCTCCTTCTGGCACAGCTATCATATTCAAAGGTCTAAGATAAATCTCGTGAGATTCATCAACCTCTAAACCTAATGCTTGTCTTGCTTCTGATATAGAAACAAAACCTCCCTGTACGCCGGAATTCATTGTTAGGACTTGTTCTTTCTTGTCTTCTGATAATGCTCTTACTTGGTCTAGGTCGTAAGCACAAAAATAATTGTAATCGTCACTTTCAAAATCTTTATGTAAAAGTTGATGTGTTAATTCATCTGCAACTGATGACCATAAAGGTATCATTTTTTGTTCAGTAAAAAACTCTCTTAATTCTCTAGTGTTGTTGTATGTTGCTGCATCTAAACCAGCTCCAAGACCAGCTAAAATGGCTGGGACACCTAAAACAGCAGAAACTCTTTCTTCCGGAAGTCTTCTTAAAGCAGTTAAGTTTAATTGTTCCGGTGTAAAGGAAACAACATCTACATCCATTGCACCTGTCATAATCATAGGTGCTCCTCTATTTGCTCCAGCAAATTTAGATTTAAAAGATTGTGCTATTCCCTCTGCTTCTTCTCTTGTAGGCCCACCCATAGAATCATCTTTTGGACTTAAGATAACTCCGGGTACAGCCATATTGTGTAGCAAAGCAACAGCAAATTGTCCTGCCGCTTCGTCTCCAGCCAATTCTCTCATAACTGAGCGAAGTGGTGAAAATCCTCTTCTGTGGTCGTCTGGGTCCATACCTTGTCTAATGTGTACTACATTTTCTCTTGGTATTTCTATAAAGTCAGCTCCTTTTTGAACTGCGTGATATTCATAATGTGTAATAAGTTCTCTACTATTTCCTCTTACTTTTACATAACTAGGCATAAGAGGTACTAATTGAACTACATTATTTTGACCATCTTTAACTTTCATTAAAAAAGCATCACCGTGTGCTGATAAAGAAGTGATTATATAGTGTGAAAGAATTGAACCAGATATAAACTCATTTGGCCTTTGTAATAATATTTCTAAAGGATGAGAAGTTTGTTCTAATTTACCTTGTTCGTTTTTTTTGTAAACTTTTAATTGTGGTTCTGCAAAAGATGTTGATAAAACATTTAAACAAGATACTACTGCAGAGTTTCCTAATCCATCTCCCATTTCTTCAATAAGCTTATCTGGAAAATAACCAGATTGAGTGTTGTAACCCCATACAGAACCTTGTACTTGTTCGTATTTGTCAAGTGGTCCTCTTTTTAATTCTGTTCTTTGTGGTGGTCTCTGTAAATAATCTACAGCTCTTCTATAAAAACTTTTATTGTCAGCCATTTAAAATGCTTCCCATTTTCTTTTAGTTCCGCTACTCAGACAAGCATAGGCTAAAGTATCCACGATATCATCGTGAACTCCGACAGGGAAAGTAAGAAGTTCTCTTTCAACTTCTCCAACCCAGTCTTCATCTTTAGGAAAATATACAAGTCCTCTTTCCATCTTAGCAGACAAAGGTAGTGCTCGTGACCGCTTGTCTTTATCGGCCCTTAGTTCTTTAATTCTTAATCCATCTCTTCTAGCAAACTGAACTATAGCTAACTGATAACCGGTTTTTTCAATTCCTACCCATTCTAAATTATGTATTCCAACTGCTCTTTTAATTTGTGGAACGATATCGGGTGCTTCAAATCTATCTCTAATCATATCTAACATAAATAATCTGTCAGATTGCATATGATATCCAAATACTGAAATGACTGTATAGTCAGCAGACTCTTTAGTAGAAGCAGCTAAGTCAACTGTTGCAAATTTTACTAAATCTGTATTGATGTCAAATTTTTCACCTTCACACCAAATAGTTCCTACACCTAACTTGTAATAATTAAACCAATGGCTTCTAAACATTTGTGCGCCTTCAGAAATAAATTCTGCAAGATACTCTTGAGCAAATACTAATTCTCCTAAGTCTTCTCTTGCAGATTCTACTTCGGCAGGGTCTATTATTGGATTAGCTACTGTTGGATATTGAAATCTAGCCCAATCATCAGCTGTGTGTGCTTTTTCCCACAGATGATAAAACCAATTGTCCATTCCTATAGGGGTTGATATAAATAATGCAGAACCTTTATTTTCAGTAAGAGTAGGCCTTAGTACTTCTGTCCAAGTTTCTTCTCTTACGAAAGCGGCCTCATCCATAACAAGGAAGTTAAGGCCTTCACCACGAAGTCTTTGAGGATTATCAGCAGATTTAACAGATATAGAACCACCTCCGGGAAATTTTACTTCCATATCACCAATTCTAATATCTACTCCAGCTTCGGGTGGAAACTCTTGAGCAGCAGCAACAACATCTCTCCAACCAACTCTAGCTATCGCAAAAGTAGGTGCAACCCACCAAACACGACCACCTTTAAGAGCTTCTTCTAAACAAAGCTGTACACCAAGTCTAGATTTTCCAAAACGACGACCTGCACATAGTATTTTCCAACGAGCAGGGTCATCTCTAACGGTTTGTTGTGCTTTATGTAATGAGGGAAACTCTAGTATAAATTCTTGTTCTCGAACACTTTGAGTGTTTTCTAGTATGTCTCTAGGCATACTTGTATTATATAACGAAGAAAACCTCCTATTTCTAGGAGGCTGTTTTATTCTTCTTCGGAACTAGACCTATTGGCATCAGTGATATGAGCCATTATTTCTAAATCTATATCAGACAATTCACCATTAATGACTTTTTGCCATATTTCTCTATCTAGAGATATATGATTTCGGTAGGTGCTTTTAATCCAATTATGATACATAACATAAATTTGCCTACGTTTTGCATTAACAAAACCTTTGTAGGCTTTACTTTGAAAAAACAGTTTAAAGATAAAATCTTTTTTAATGACGGGAGTAGACCTGTCATTAATATCCTGTCGGTTCCAAGTAATGTGATGTTCTAATTGTCTTTTAAAAACATTAACTGCTACCTTTATGTTCTCCTTTAAGAGATGAAACAAAAAGTTATTTAAGTAAGACAACCAAGTGTATTGGTCCCAACCAATATGTCCATACCAAAAACCCGGTTCACTACCATTGTGGGCGTGTCCGTTGTGTCTTGGTAAAACATTAGGGTTGTTTAACCAACTTGAAAATTGATGTGCGTGTTTGTGACATAAACGAAAATACACAGGGTCACTGTCATAGTAATCCATAAAGTCACCATAACCACCTTGTGTAATCAAGTCTAAAGCACCTTCGTCGTTTGGCTTTTGGGAAACCCATTTGCATTTACGAACAGCACATTTGTCTGTTTGAAAGTCATATTGACTTTCAGTATCTATTCTATTGTTATTTTGATTAGGCATTTCTGCACCTTTCAACTAGTTATTCATTCTCACGAATAGATACTTACAGACTACTTGATAGCTAATACTACAACAGGGGAGCTGTAAAACGTATCAGTTTTCTACAAGTAGTCTGAAACTGTCTATTCTATATCTTCGACTGCTTCTCTAGCACCGTCGATAAATTTCCACATATCATCATAAGTTCTATCTTTAGGATGGTATCCGTCATTTAATTCATCAAAGCTTTCTCTATTGTCTTCAGCTTGATATAGATTAAATACTCTTTCGAGTATTAGAGAGTCTTTTTCGTCGTACTCTCTTAAATTAAAATCTTCTGCTGTCCAAAGACTTGCTAAAGGAGTAATTGCTCCACTTTCGTGTTTTAAAAGTAAAACTACTTCTCTTCTTTTTGTCTCTGTATTAATAGCCCAACCAACACTTAACATATCTGCACAGTTCTTTATCATTTGAACTTTTTCATATGTTTTGCCTAGGCCTCTTTTATAATCTTCAGTCATATTTTCTCCTATCTCCAAGAATCGGGCGTAAGAACTTGTCTCTTACTTAAACCACGATACTTAGTACCTTTTTTAGATTTCTTAGCTCTTCTTTGTGCTCTGTTCATCTTTGCTCCCCTCACCATAAACAGGTAAATTGTGATTCCAATTTATTTCACGACTCCACTCGTGCTGTTCTTTTCTAAATCTTCTACGCATTTAAATCAAAATCTTCATCAGCATCATTATGTTTATTAATCATAAGTTGCATAATCATTTCTTTAAATTTATCAGAACCAATTTCTATACTTGGTCCATCAAATGGATTATCTTTCATTCTTCCTCCTTAGTTCCACTAATTTCTAAATTAAATTTAGGGTGTATGTATTTCATATCATTTTCTGCAAGCTCTAATGCTCTTTCTTCTGTATCTGTTGTGTAAGTAAGCTTACCTATTACAAATACTGTATGCTTATTTAAATTCATTCTTCTTCATACCTCGCTAACTTTTCTTGTAACTCTTTCCACTTCTCAATTTCGGGAGCTATATGTTCCATAAACTCCTCGGGAGTAGTTGTAGTTTCTTGTCCGGTATTCATATCGTATATTTTCATTTATCCTCGCTTTTCAATAACCAATGAGCTTCTATTTCTTGAGTACAGTTTTCACAGTAATGTTCATCATTAACATAAGAACCTGTACCATCGTGTGAATGCCAACGCACATCACACTTAGAACATAATAATACTCCACCCATTACAACTTCTCCGATTCACAATCAATACAAAAGATACTGTTTATTGGTAATTCTTTTGACTCTAAGCAAATTGCACAAGTTGGTAATTCAAAATTATATATATCTATCATTCTTCTTCATCTAATCCGACAACGTCAACAAGAGGTACTTTACCTACAACTCTGCCTTTGTCGTCATACCAAAATTCGTATTCAATCATTCTTCTTCTTTTACTTCAATGATGAACTCAACTTCATTAGAATCATCTATAACTACACCGACAATACTTATTCCTCTTTTAGTCCATTCA